ATCTTCGCTGTCATATGCAGTAAATGCTGGAGTTGAGCGAATTCTATTTCCGCTAGTTGATTTCTTTAGTGGCGTATAATATTTCAAAGTATAGTTTCTTGGTGTTGCGCCAAGAATTGGTTCAAGTCTTTTCTCAATTGTAACGTCAATTTCGTTACTTAAAATTGCAGTTTCGATATTATCAATTTCTCTTGTCAAACGAGAAACTTTGAAGTATGAATTGAAATTGTCAAGGTTTGTATTTGCAAAGTTGTACACAGCTGATTTTACAGAGCTTACAATCTGACCTGGAGTTTTCGTTGTTGCAGTTGGATCGTAAGTAACTTTAACACTTAGATTCAAATAATTATAATCTGGGTCAACAAATTCTGGTGTTACAGTTACCATGCTTAACGGGGCAACAACCTCATTTAAAATATATTGTTTTTCTGTTGTTGTTAATTCGTAGCCAGAAGCAGGTTTTGCAGAAATAAAGACTTTGCCGTAAACTGGTGGATCATTTTCTTCACCACCCCAAACGTTGACTGCTTCAAGAGAAGGATAGTCGCGTTGAATTAGAGAAATATAATCTGTTTTTGTGACTGCTCTATTTCTTGCAGCAAATGCTTTTGGCGCAGTAAATTTAATTTTATTAATAGATTCTGCAGATGTGCCACCTTGAGCAGCATCGTTGACCACAACTGTTCCGCTTGTTAATGTTCCAACTGAATCAATTAGTGTGAATTGATTTGTCTTATTCGAATCAGCACCCTTACTTCTCAAATAACTCAAAATCACAATGTTGCTATCTGAAAGTTGTTTACCTAAAATACCATCACCGAAGTATACTTGATATTTTCCATCATTAATTTCATCAAGATAATAAACTGCGCTATTTGCTGAAACTTCAGTTGCATCTAGAGCAAGCGTATATGTTTTTTGAGTTAAGTCGGCAGCAGAGTTTTGAACAATAACTTCTAGTGTTGACGTATCAACATCTGGATCAGGAATTGTAAATTGTTGTAGTGGGTTATTTTGCGCACTATAAGTGAAGACAATGTTTATTGGTTTGCCTTCAGTAATCTCGAGATTGGAGAATGTAAATGCTGAATTGGCTTTTGTTACAGTTTTTTCTTCAAGAGTCGTGAATGTATAGTTGACTCCGTTTAAAGAAATTCCAGCAAATTTTGTAAATCTTGGAATCGTGAGAGATGTTAAATTTGCCACAGCCGCATTATTTGCTTGTGTGAAGGTTAGATTCACATTTGCACGTGCACTTGTTACAGAAGTTGGAGTATATCCAAGCATCTTGGCGTGAGAAACTACTGCATCACGAAGTGAGGCTGTATCCAAGAAGGCTTCGTTTGCAATCATGTTTGCATAGAAAGCCATATAGTGAGTGTTATACGCTAACAGATCGATCAAATTAGAAAGACCAGAACCTTCGAAATCATAATCCGAAAAAGTGGTTTGAGCTCGCAAAAAATCTTTTAAGTTGCTTCGAATCGCATTAAAGTCTGGATTTGAAACAATCAATTTACTTTCTAAGTTTGCTGACATTATCTCAACCTATTTAAAAATAATACTGTTCTGAGTGGTTCAGTAGAATTAACCGTAAAAAATGTTAAAGTAACTTGATATGCATTTCTATCATAATCAGCCACTACTTGTATATCTCTCACAGAAACTCTTGGTTCATAGTTATCAATAAGAATTTTCAATTCTTTTTGTAGAACAGTTCCTGTTAACGGATCTAATGGTTCGAACAGTAAACCGCGAATATTGCTTCCCAATTTTGGATTAAATGGTCTTTCGTAGAAATTAGTATTAATTAAATTCTTTAAAGAAGCGATAATCGCATTATACCCAGTTTTACGAGCAACATCTTTTGTAATCGGATGTTTCGTAAAATTTAAATCTAGATCAGAAAATGCTCTTTCTTCTGCTGCCATTTTTTACTCTAAAATTTGTTTTTATATTTATATTAGACTTTTACAGGTCTAAAGATTCCGAGCAAAGTTCCATCTCCTGGAGACGAATAACCATTTTGCCAAGAGATACTTACATCACCCTGCGAAGGATTATTCTTAGAGCCACCAACGCTGCTGCGACTCTTTTGATTTCCACCCACAAACGAAAGGGCACCATTATTGTTTTTATAGACAAAGCTGACGTGACTATATTTCCAAAGAGCGATATCTCCAGGTCTTGCCTCGCTTGGATTTATGACCTGAGTTGCGCCGAAATCTGACAAACGATCTCGAATGTCAAACGCTCTTGCAGTTTGGACGAAACGGTATCCATTTTGTTTGAGACCATAGTTGATGAAGCCCATACACCATGCGGTTTGGTCGGTGTTCCATGGAGCTCTGTTTCCAAATCCTAGATCTTTCCAGATGTTTATAATGTTTGGATTTGAATCTCCTCCACTCATTCCAGTTTCTAACCAGAAGCCGCCTGAACTGGTCTTTGATAATTGTTCTTCTAGCCAAGCAGCCAAATCTGAAGCATCATCGATGTTTGGATTATTTGGATTAATTAACGAATCACCAAATCCGCTTGTATCTGGTGTTCCTTGATAATTCGACTTCACATCACCACGATCTGCGTCTTCATTATAGAAGGAGTTTGGATTCTTAACGTATTCTAGAATCTGTTGTTCAATATCTGCAGCTCGATCTGGAGGAAGTCGAACGCTTGGGCTCTTCTCAAAGAACACAGGAGGATCGTTATATTCGAGCAATTCAAGTGGATCGCCTAATCCTGTTGGTGAGGCAGGAATTACTTCCCCAGCTGGAATTCCTGGGATTGGAACACCAATTATAGGAGATGGTGGGAATGTTGTGAACGTTTGTAATGGAGCAACGAGACTTGCACCAACACCAACAACTGTACCCTGCAAATTCACAAGACCAGCAGAGGTGAGAGAGATAACCGCTCCATTCAATCCGACTGTGGCTGCTGTCATTGCCGCAGTACCAGCAGCAAGAACATTAAATTGCGCCCCTGCTTGAATGCTAACTGCACCGCCAGCTTGAGCAGCGATAAATCCACCAGCAGTCAATGAAATGTCAATACCTGCAGTTATCGTAGTTCCAACTGTAGAAAGAACTGAAACTTCTCCACCCTGAAGTCCAACTGAACCTTCTCCAACTATGAACACACCGCCGTCGTCGTCATCTCCATTGCCAGTAATAAACACGCCAGTATTTGCAAGTTGATTGATATAACTGTTGGCTTCAAGATTAATATTCTCAGCCTTCACATTAAAGTCACCGCCGACAGTATAGTTCACACTTCCAGCAACATTAGCATTGATGTCATTGTGGGCTTCAAGATTAACATGTCCATAGACCTTCATGTTTACATTTGATTCAACGGTAAGATTTACACGCCCCTTAATGTAAACATGATGATCAGAGAAAACAATTTTATAATTGTTTTTTACAATCTTTTCGACTTTAGTTCCAGAAGGATAAATTTCTTGGAATGTTCCAGATCTGTGTGCAATATGAACACGCTCTGATCCTGGAGTATCATCAAACTCCATAATGTGACCAGATTCTGTTTCCCAAACTTTATTGAATGGATACTCTGCATCATATGCAGGATCTGGTTCTTTCCATTGGTTTTCTTCTGAAATTGGAACAGTGACAACTGATGCTTTCTTGGCAGAAAGAATTGTTTCGTCTACCTGCTCGTTTCTTGCGAGTGGGCTATTTGTTGGAAAACCAATTTGAAATGCAGATGGATTTCTTAATGCCGACAATTCTTCTTCATCAGTATATTCTTCAAGAGTTGCGCCAGTACCATCTGTAGCATACTCAACTGATCTTGTTCTTTTTGGTGAATTTGCAATTTCTTCTGGGGTTCTAAGATCAGCAAATCCAGAATTTGGATCAGTCATTGACTCAGGAATTCCAGGAACAATACCCATCATTACTGGTTGTTGCGCATATGATCCATCAATAAAGAATCCAAAAACATAATCACCTTCTTTTGGTGTTGAGAAGGTTTGATTGTTTAGTGAATGGACTGGCAAAGCCCAAGGAAGGTCTGCTGATGGAATATCAGTTAAATTTGGAGAATGTATTCCATAAATGCGAACTTGACATCTTCCAAGCAATAATGGATCGTTTCGGTTTTCAACCACACCGAACCACCACTGAAATCCATCTAATCCGATAAAGTCTTTTCGAAATTTACTCATGATAATCTAGCAGATGTTAAGAGTTGAGAATCATCAGCAACAGCAGAAGGGAATGGCTGTAGAACTGAATCTTTGCATAATTCAAGATAGCAGATGTATTTATTGTTAAGAATTCGATGGCGAACGGCAGTAAGAAGATAGCGACCTGCCTTGTATGGATCTACTTGAGTTTCTTCTGCTTCATTAATTGGTTGCAGATATGGAAAGTCAACGCTGATCACTTGACCTGCTTCGTAACTTGTATCGCCAGCCATTGTAACTTGCATTGTATAGTTA